TTTTGCTATGGCGTTAGTCATCTTTTTACCTTAATAAGTCAGAATTACCAGCCGAACCTAGATTCGGCATGGTAAACATTAAGACTGGTCGCCAGCAGGTGTAACGTAAATGATGCCAGTAGCAGAGGCGCTAATAGCAGTCAGATAGAAAGGTGCTGGTGGAACGGCAAGAATCACAGGGCGGGTCATGCCAGCAGGCAAGACGTAATCGCCAGGTGTGCCATCAACGGGCAACACAGCCGCGCCAGGGTCAACGTTGCCAAATCGCACAGCAATGGCAGAAGTGCCAGTGTTGATTAAAGAAGCATAGTTGGTTTGGTCGTTTGTGTTACCAGTAATCAGAACAGCAGCATGGGCGCTGCTGGTTACTGACAAAGCATAAGTTTTGCCAGCGGTTCGTAGTACGGATGAAACAGCCATGATTAGACAGCGGTTGCGGGTGCTGGACCTTCAAGTCGCACGATTTGCAAAGTGTAAACACCAGCAGTAGGCACGACACCAGAAGAAGTCAAGTTACCAAATTGAATGGTCAACACGTTAGCTGTCAAGCAGTCAGCTTCGCTAACCACGATGCCAGCAATTTGAGAGCCATTCAAGCCGATAACTTGAACAATGTCTGTGGTCTGCAAGCCAGGCAAAGAAAAGGTCTGAGCAGCAGTTGTGTTAGCGGCAACAGAAACAGGCGTCAGGCTGGCTTGAACGTAAAAGGTTTCGTGGGAATTACCACGGGTGATGGTCGTAGAAGACATTTTGAATTCCTTTTAAAGAATGAATTGATTGTACTATTAGAAAAAGAAAAGGCCACCCCTTTTGAGAGTGGCCCGTTCTTATTTCACACAAATTACCAAGACAACAATGGTGAAGTTGCTGTCGAGCCAGTTGTGGTGCTTGGGCGCTGCACAGACACCAAGTAAGTACCAGCGGCAGGGGTAACACCCGCTGCGGTTGGGTTCACAAAGCGAATGGTCAACTGGTCAGCGGCAGACACATAAGCGTCAAGAACGCCAACGCCTGCGGTTTGTGCGCCGTTAAACGACACAGAAACCATGTCACCAACAACCAAGCCAATGCCAGTATTGGCAAAGTTTTGGGCTGCGGTGGTGATAGTTGCAACGATTGCGGGGGTCAAAGACAACGAGAAAACGCCACCCTTAACAACGTTTGTCATTGGAGCAAACGATTCTTGGGTGATGGTGGTTGCTGGTCCTGGATTAGCCATGATGAAATTCCTTAAAAATGTTTAAAAACGGGGGGCAAACCCCCCATCAGAATTAAGCTGCAACGCGGCAAGCCAATTCAGGGTACAGAGGAGCCCAACCGTACAACACATCCAAACGAGTTGGGATGGAATCGTTGTTAATTGTGTACTGGCGGACCACACGGATTGACAGGCCCATTTCCTTGTCGCTTGCACGACCAGCAAAATGCACACCTTCTGGCAATTCCAAATCGGCTACTGCCAAAGTGAAAGCATTGCGGTGCATGATGATGTTTTGTGGGGAAACAATACCTGTGCTGTTGAACTGGGTCACAGCGGCAGCAGACGATGTTGTTGGGATGCTCACGTTCTGGAACTGGCCAGCAGTGATAACAGCAGGAGACACAACCACGTTGCCAGAAGCGCCAGAAGCGATAGCAACAGTAGTTTTCACCACGAAGTTACGCAACTTGTTGGAGCCGTAGGCTTGGCGGTTCTGTGGGTTCACAGCGTACACACCAGCGATAGTGAACACGTCACCAGCGTTCAGGTTCAAAGTACCTGAGTTGGCGGCTGTCAAGCTGATAGTCGATGTAGAAGCCCAACCAGAAGTCAAGAAGCCAGTGCCAGTTGTGGTGTTCACAGAAGCAGTCACGGTGGTAGTGCTGTTAGAACCGAACACTTGGGACACAACGTTCTGGTCCATTTTCCACTTCATGCCAGCACTGTCAGTGCCCATCATGCCTTTTTCGTATTGCTCGCTAATCTTTTGGTTAGGAGCAAACAAACCTTTCAAGCTGTCAACGATAGTTGCAGATGTGAAGGGTTCAACGATACATGAACGGCGACCGTCACGGGGTGCGCCTTCGCTGTCCAAATAAGCACCAGCGGTCAAGTAGGTGATCAGGCCAGTTGGAGGTGTACCAGCAGTACCAACGATGTTGGCAGTTTGCAGGGTAGCCATAGCCAAACCGTCACGGTCAACCTTGTTGGCGATTGCGGCGATAGCGGGCTTCAACACGCGGTCGCTAAACATATCCAAGGACAAAGCCAAGTCTTGTGTAGTGAACTGTGTATCAACGTGGAACTGAGTAGACAGAGTAACAGGGATGCTAGTTTCGTTGAAGTCTTCAACGTTCAAAGCTGGACCTGTTGTTCCGATGAAACGAGCTGGTTTGCGAACGTTAACGGTGGCGCCAATTTTTGCACCAGTAACGGCAAATTGGTCATCATAGTTGCGGTCTACTTCGCTCGAAAATGTGAGTTCGTTTTCCAAGACCATCAACGCTTCGTTGGTGATCTTGCTAATGGTTAAGAGATTATTTGCCATTTTTTGCTTTCAAAAAGATTAGGTTTACCGAATTTTTCCCGCTCTGCGAAGTTCTTTCCACTGCGCTGCTGTTCCAAAAAAGACCCCATCGGACCCTAATGGCACATCAGGTGTGTTCTTACCCCCGCGAATCGGTTGAATCGGTGCTGGTGCTTTACTTCTAACAATAGGGGTTGGCTTCTCGGCTTCAGACTTTGCCTCAAACCTTGCTTCCAACTTCCCAATCTCTCGCAACGCTTGCTTTGGCGACAAACCAGAGATTTTCTTAGCGACTTCATCGTTTTCAGCTAGGTGATATAGGATTTGTGGGCCTACGTCACTCTCCAGAATCGCGTCACGAATGTCGTCATTTACGACCACATCGCTCGATGCAACAATGTCATCAAAATCTGGCAACGATGCTTTGGCTGCTTCTACCTTAGACGTCCATTGGCTAATAACCTTTTGACGTTCTTCAGCGGCTCTTGCCTCTGCTTGTTGCCTATCACGATTAGCTAACGCTTGTTCTGTCGAATACTCGGCTAGAGCCTTCGCATATTCAAACGCATCGCTAAACTGACTGGGTTGCGGCTCTTGGTCAACAGCTTCGGCCAATTTTTGTGGCTTTTGCTGGTTCTCAAGTGCTGCCAAACGCGCTTCTAGAGTTTGCCTTGCTTCACGTTCTTGTTGCGCTTCTTTACGCGCTTCTTCACGTTGCTTAGTAATCTCAGAAAAACGGCGCTCAAGTTTAGGATTGTGCTTACGCTCACCCTCTTGTTTTGCTTCGGCTTCTGCTTCTTCAGGTTCACTCTGTTCAACTACCTCTGTCGGCTCTGTGGGTTCTTCCACAGCCTCGGCAGGGGCTGGTGATTCAGCTAAACCTAATCTGTTTGCATAAAATTCCGCTGCGTTGTCGCTGGTCAAAACTTGACCTGCTTCTTTTTCAGACATTACGTTGTCACTCCGAATTTGCCCCGTGTACCTCACGGGTAAGGTTGTGGTTAATCTACCACAGAATCATTTAAAAATCAAATAGCGCGTTCTGTTGTTTCTGCACTTGCATCACGCAAAGCCAATCTGTCCATTGTGGCCAAACGAACGGCAATTTCAGCCTTCATTCGCTCAATTTCAAGTTGAGTTTGTGTTTTCAAGACAGTTTCCTGTGCCTGCGCATCTACCTTCATCTTCATGTCGGCGTGGTCGTGAGCATCTTGCAGTTCAATCTGGTGGGCGCGGTTGGTTTCTTTAATCAATACGCGCTTGGTTTCACCTTCTTGCTTCATTTGCTCAACATCAGAACGATTCTTCAGCATCATTTGCATAGATTGCAGTTGCTGTTGCAGTTCTTCCACCTGTTTCTTTCCCTGAGCCAGTTGCATCTGAACTTGCGGCGGGATTTCGCTGTGTTCGTCAATCTGAGCCAACGGGTTAGCCGCAGCCAAGCGGTCAGCAATAACGTCAGCACCAGGCCAATCCATGTTGCGGAACACCAAGTCGCCACAAGTCTGCATTAAGCCAGGGTCAGCGGCTAACAAAGGCAGCATTGATTCCACGGCCTCTTGGCGCTTGCTGTTATAGCCTGGGCCAGTGTCCATCACTACGTCATATTGACCAACGGTCATGTCATTTAAGACGCGACCAACGGAATCACGCTGGTTTACGGTCAACAATTCAGGCTTGCCGTCATCGCCAATGATTCGCATCACACGTTCGGTGTCGTAAATCTTAGGCAGCAAGTCCAGAATAATAGTCCCGCAATGGGATATTGAACGGGTCAAGTTGTCGTAATAGTCGTAGTTTGTCAGGTCAACTTGCTGTTGTTGGCCATTCAAAGCCTTGCCTGAGATATTGCCTTGCTTCAGTTGGGCAGGGTCAAACACGCCCATGATTGACTTAATGTCATCATCCACACCAGCAGCAGCAGCCATGATGCCAGCTTGAGGTGGTTCAGGTTGCAGGCGTACAGGCACAGGCGCAGGGCGACCATCAATGTCTGTTTGCTTGTAACGAAGCAGTGGGAAAGACTTGATGTTGGCGTTTGCCCAATCGCTCTCATGGCCTTCGTCTTGACCTTCAGCAATCAGCCACTTGGCTTTTGGAGCCAATGCAACGCCTTCAGTAATAGAAGTCTGCCAAAAGTTATACATACGCTGTGGGTCTTTGGCATTGCGAATCATGCCGAACTTTTTGCGCTTATCGCCCACAACCAAATGACGCCCGTAGACAGGAATGATTGGGATGTACTTGCCAGCCCAAGTGCCTTCTTCGATGATTTCGTTAGCAGTCAGCTTGCAATACTTAATGGTTTTCTTGTATGACGAACGCTTGTCCACCACAATAATGCCAGCACTAGCAAGTCGAGCAAAGAAATCTTTGTCTTCTGCAAAGGTACTAGAACCATCACTCAATTGATACAAAGTAGCTTTTTCACGCACTGTGTAGAAGTATTCAGCAAGGCGAATATCCTCTTTGGTAATCCATTCTGACTGACTGTCGCCCGTACCACGTTGGGTAAACGATGTGCCGCCGTCCACCGCCGCATCTGGATATAGCTTTGAAAACTCTTTCTTTGGCATCATTGTTGTAATTAAACAACGGTCAGCGTCAGAGCCATCAGGGGCTACTGAATTAGGGTCAAAGTAGACGGTGAACGGGTTGTCGATTGGGTCAATGTAGATTTCTTGCTCAAAAGAATCTTCCGAAACGTAGTCTGTACGCACACGGAAATAGCCCCAACCCATGCGAACAGCGTATTCAAATGCGTTGTCGTAAGCATGGTCAGCATTTGAGTTGTTCTCAATGTGGCGCACGATGCCTTGAATAGTCTGAGCATCCACCATGTCCTCATGCGTATTCATTGCATGAACTTTGATGCGTGGTCGTTGCTGGCGCTGTTGATTACAGACTTGGCGGCAATAGTTGTCCACCTTGTTTACCACGATAACAGGGCGTGATTCCAGATTGCGTGAGTTCTGCAACTCCACGGGCCATTGGTCGCCGCCACCAAATTTAAGGTCTTCAAGCGCCTCTTGGCGGTTCATCGTATCGGCATCGTTTGCCAATTTCAAGAATTCAATTGCTTCTTGAATCCGTGGGTCGTAATCATCTGCCATATATGTCCTAGGTTGACAAGTTTGCCAATTTTAGCCCATCCAGCTATTTGCGCCACCGTAATTTTGCACTGGCTTTGACTGTCTGCGTTGTTTTGGTTCGTTAATCATCAGTCCAATGTAGCGGAAAGCGTCAGCCCCGTGGCTGTAGTTGCTGAATTGCTTGGTGTCTGGGTCAACATCGTAACGGTAGTGCCGCAAACATTGCAACCCATCGTGGCAATTGTCACGGTCAAACCAGCAGTTTCTGAATATTGTCCTGGCTGCGTTGATACTGTCCAAGATTGGCGTGCGTGGAATGATTTTGGTCTTGTAGCCAGCAGCCCTAACAATTTCCTCAATACTTCGACCATTACCAGCCAGAGTTTTGTTTTCAGCATCGTGCGGCAGCCAAAGCGTGTCATAGATATACCCGTAGGTTTGCATCTTGGCCAAGTAGTCGCTCATCGTGGTCTGATTACCCTCAACATAACGAATAAGGCGAGTTTCCATGCCAATAAACTGTAGAAACCAAATAGCCGTAGCATCCGACCAGCCAAGGTCAAAGATCGCGTGAACAGGCTTCGTAGGGTCATAGTTAACCTTTGTGATACGGCCATCTAACTCAGCCACTTGCATTTCTTTGGCAAACACAGCGCCATCAACTGTTTGGCGGCACAAGCCTTCCCAGACTACGTTGTAGGCTTCAGGGTCACGGGCTTTAAGAGAATCTTTTTCAACTTTTAAAGTGTCTGGAAACCATGGGTTCTTATTCCAGTTTACCTTTACAGTCGCACAGTTTTCTGGTGGGCTAAGAACAAAACGTTTGTAAGTTTCGTCAGATTCCAGTTCTGGGTTAAAAGTTACCCAAATTTCAGAATCAGGGGCACGAATTGTTGGAATCAAAATGTCCCAAGAACGTTTAGAAACAGTTTGCGCTTCTTCAACCCAACACCGTGTAACGCCTTCAAATGACTTAATAGTAGCCACTGAGTTGTTTTTAAGACCAGCAAACAAAATCAAAGTGCCGTTTTTGCCTCTGATTTCACTTTCGGTAATTTCATAAAAATCGGCCAATCCCATGATGTTGATTTGGTCTGTCAACAACTGATGAACTGAATCTTTTAAAGAACGTTGAATCTCACGGGCACACAAAATGCGCTGTGGAGATTTTGCTCCTTGAATTAATAACATCATGGCAAACGCCCATGATTTACCTGAACCACGGCCACCCCATGCGCATTTATATCGCATTGGTTCAGCTAAAAATTCAGCCCACAAGGGTAGGCTAATGTCATTCTTCATTTTTTTGCTTTGCCCGTCTGTTGCGTTGCTCGCATAGCCTGCTACAGCATTTTGCTTTTGCGCTTTTTGTTATGAAATATTCACCACATTCTGCACATTCAACATTTCTTTCTGCATGAAGCACTTGACTACCTATCAATGAAAGTTTTTTCAAATGTTCTTTTCCTGCATCAGTTTGTTGCCATTTAGCAAGCTGTGGTCGCAGACCTTTTGTGCCTTTTTTACCAGCCCTTCTACCTTTTTCCAAGCCTTCTTTTTGCTTTTCAGTCATAGAACGGCCAGACGCCCCTTCGCCACCATCTGTCAAATTCGCTAATTTATAGCCATTTTCTTTGGCAAGTTTGATATGAACCTGCTCAAGTTCAAATGCTTCTTTCTCGTACATACATGGAATTACATCCACAATTATGTTGTCACGACCGTATTTTTTAACAATGTTTTTATGCCATTCTGTGCGCCTGCTTGGAGCAAAATCATAAGCACGACTTAGCAAACCCTTCCCAATGTAAAAAGGTTCACCATTTGGGCGTTTGTGAATGTAAACACAGAATTGTTTTGCCATGTGTTTATTATATATCCATCGCTTCAGAAATGGTGCTGGATGAAGGAATTGAACCATCGACCTTCCGCTTACAAGGCGGGCGCTCTACCAACTGAGCTAATCCAGCTTTTCTTTTTCAGGCTTTACAAATGTCACGTTGATACCAGACAGCAACGGCGCACCATCAGCCCCTGTAATCTCAGTCTTTGTGCTTTCACGGTACTTCTTTGGAAACCTTGCGGCCATTGAACGCGACCAAAGGCCAGTGTTCAGCTTCGCAGCATCCTTGTGTTCCAGCATATAGGCTTGCGCTTGATCTTCCCACCAAGCAAGCTCTAATTCCTTTGCTAACTCCATGGCGTGCTGAAATTCGTCATGCGTATCACGCCATGTAAACAAAGTTCTAGTGCCAACACCCAAAATAGCGCCAATTTGTTCTACAGATTTACCAATCTTGCCCAATGCAATAACTTCCTCACACATGGCGGGGTTATACAAGGTTGGTCTACCTACGGGTCGTGTTTGATCTGTCATTTTTTACGTTCTTTTGCCATTAAATCAGGAGCTGCAACTCCCATCGCAGAAGCGATTGCGGCTGTTTTTCTCCAAGGGTCAAAGGCCGCATTACGTAATCTAAACAAATCAGGATTGTTTGACGCATATGTATCAGCAACAACATCAAGACCTTTACCTGCATTGTCTTTTACGTTCTTAATAGCAACTCCTTCATATCCTTGCCTTTGCGATTCTTCAATTGCAGGACGATTAACACGCATCCAATTTTTACCTTCTGCTTCGTAAGGCATAAAATCTTGACTTCTTACTTTCATAGGGTAAACAGTTGCGCCTTCAGAAACGTATTTGCCATTCATAAAATCGTTATAAAAGTTTTGCTGACTTTCATGAATTCCGTTTAATTCTTTACGCAATTGATTGATTTTGTAATGTTCTCCATTACCAACTGCTTCTGAAACCTGTTTCAAAATTTCATTTCGTTTTTCTTCCAAAGAACGAAACTCAGGGAGTTTTTGAACATAATCTTTATATGTTTTCCAATTTAAAGAATATCCACTAGCATTTTCTGGGTTTGTTGTAGAAAAAGCATAATCATCAAACGGATTGCCACTTTTGCTACCAGACAATGATGTATCAAAACGTTTAATGTCTGGGCTTGTTGTCCCATGATAAACATCTGTATCAAATCCCATTGCTTTTGCTCTATCGGCTGACGTGTTATTTTTTGCAAGCCCTAATCCATTTTGAGAAATAGGTAAAGATGCACGTTGTTGGGCTAATTTCATAGAAGCAGAATCTTCAATTGATGCCAACTTACCTACCCCCCTTAAAGCAGGATTAGCAGCAGCAGCAATTTGGGCAAGGTTTGACAGTTGATTGCCGTAATATGCCGATTCTTTGGCTTTTGCCGTATTTGGCGACAAAACGCTCATGCCAAGTTCATCAGGTGTACTTCCCAACACACCACGCGCAAAACCATAAGTTCTAGGGTCTGGCAGGTTTTCAGGAATACGGCCTGCTTGCGCTTGCTTCATCCTTGCCGCTTGCCGCTGCAATTGTGGATAGCCAACGTAAGCGTCAGCATTTTGTTGAAGTTGCAGCAGTTCAGCAAGGGTTGGCATAAGAATTCCTCTGGTTGTTTACCAGATTTTATTCAGCTTTTGGTTCTTCTGGCACTTCTTCTTTGTCCAACTCAGACAACTGCCACTGGCACTGCTGGATTGCACCATTAATCATGTGCAGGTTGACTTCCATCTGTTTGCCTTGCGCCATCAATTCCTCAATGCGCTTTTGGATTACTTCTTTCATTTATCTTCTCCAGTTACTACGGTTGATTGTTTATAAAGTCGGGGGCGTTTCTTTGGGTCTTTTTTCTCAAGCAATTTGCCGATTTTCCAAATTAACCATTGAATCTTACGCTTGAGCATTGTTTTCCCCAAAATAGGCAAGCACATCAATGTCTTCATTCAGGTTCTTAAACCGTTCCTCAAACGAATACACGATGCCTTTATACATACTGGCATGGTAGCGGTTGCCGTTCTTTTTGTAGAACTCCAACTGCTGTTTGGCTAGTGAATAAGCCAATGCCAAGGTGTAAATGTTTTCTTTGACTATCATGCTTCTTCAACGAAACACACATCCTGCCACGACATTTTTAAGCATTGGTCATCACCTAGCTTTAATGGCTCAAACTTCAGATATTCGTCTTTGGCTGTGTGCGCTACCGTACCAAAGTGGACTTTATCGCCCATCTTTAGACCTTGGCGCATAGCATCGTCACCCAAAGCGACCACATGGCCTGTCGTGGGATAGCCTTCCACCTTGCTCAAGTCCAACACTTCAGACTTAAAGCGCACTTCGGGCTTTACAATGATTTTGTCGCGTAATGGCTTGATGTTCATGCGGCCACCTTGCGTGTGTATTTGCGTTTGGGCTTGTCTTCTGTCATGTCACGGACAGGCAAGGCCAACATATCAGGAACAGGGTCTGCGTAAGGCACAGGCGTGAATTCACCGCAGCGTTCCATTGGGCTGCGGTTTTGGTATATCGGAAAGCGCCGACAAGTACCAACAGCGTGTCCACTATCTACAAAGTGGTCACAAGCCTTACAATTCTTCACAAGCATGGCAAATCTCCTTATTTGTTATGCCTAGAAGCCCATCAGTCCTGCTCGACTGTTTGGGCTTCGTCTATTTTAGCAGTAAGACGCTTTTTCTTTGACGTAGCAAACGCCAGCAGTCTTGCCAGTGTTGAACTGTTTGTCTGCGCCTGTCATGTCTTCTTTGCCCATGCCCACGCCGCCAACTACCTTGCCCATGCGGTTTCCGCTGTTGTCAGGCTTGTCAGCGCCTTTAGGTGGTGTTGCGCCAGTAGAACTGGGGATGCCTTTGCTTGAATCCATTTTACCCATGATGTTTCCTTCAGGAAGTTGTTTGGTGACTTTATGCCGTTAGTGGCACAATGTCAATGCAATTTTAACAGGAAATAACATGGCCACCAAATTTATAGTTACCAAGAATCTTGCTTCTAAAAAAACCCCAACGGGTCATTACGAACCTGTCAAAGAACATAAAGATGAAATGCGCCGCATTGCTGCAGTTGAGAAAGAATTGAAAAAGCACGAAAAGATGCCAGCGTCTAAGGCTCACGGTAAGTGATCTGGCCATTTGCTTTGGTTTTTTAGGTTTACCACGGTCTTTTGATAGGCCATTTGCCACAACGAACGGCGCTGTTCTTTTGTAAGTCGTGCGCCAGAATCTAGTTCCATGTGGCATTTTTGACACAAAGCGGCTGTAAATTCGTCACTTGCCTTGATTCCACGGCCTTTGCCGTGTTCAGCCCAATTGCTGTGTGCGGCTTGGGTTTGGTCTTCTATGTAGCAGTTTTGGCAAGGTAGGCTTGCTACATTCTTTAAATGTGCTTTGCTTCTAAAGTAGTTGAACTTGGGAATCATCATGCTTCACCTCTTGCTCGGATTAAATAAGCACATCCAGCAGCAGTCCATTGATTTTGCTCACACACCTTTGCACACGCCTCACGCTCTTTAGCTGCTATCAGTTTCATTAGTTCACGAACTTGGTCGCCTGTGTATAAATCATCACCTTCGTAGGCGGCATTTAGGTATTCAGGCATTTCAATGATTTCATCTTGTTTCATGCTATTTCCACCACATCTTTTCCGTGACTTTTAATGTAATTTGCGGTTTTACGAATCATCTTTTCGTATTCAGACCTGGCAATGCTTGTGCGCTGAAGTTCGTGGTATTCCCACAAATCTTTTACTTTTGTAATGCCAATGCCTGACAAGCCCATCTTGCCTGTCTTTTGGTAACGCTCTGCGGCTTCTAGCAAAGCGGTCTGCACTTCCTCACAATACGGTAAGACTTCAGGACCAATGCCTGATTTGCCCATTGTCTCGGCAATGTTGCACACATCGGCAAGCCAGCGCCAATCTTCTGTGGTTCCCATGCCTTTGGTCATTGCGTCAATTGCGGATAGTTCACACAAGCGCAGTTTGTCCAAAGACTTGCTGTCAGAGATAGCAGCGCCAGCAAGCCCATGCGCTAGGCTGTTCAAAAGTGGGTAAACAGTGCGTTTACATTTTTTGCGTGTCATTAAGTTCAATTCCGTTGTTAGCAGACCAAGCCAAAAGCCATTCAACAAACTCGCTTGCCTGCTCTTTAGTGAATTTGCGGGTCTGTTGTCCTAATTGAACAATTCCGGTCATGTCTAGGCTTGGCACAACCTTGCCTGCTTCAATCTGATTTTCTTTGCAGTATTGCCAGACCAACATTCTTTTCCAATCTTCTGCATCCCACTTAGAGCCGCAATGCTCGGCCTGTCGTGCAATGTCGCTAAAGATTGCGTGATATTTACGATTTTGCTCATCACTACGGTTTTGCGCCTTAATTTCAAGCGTCAACTTCTTGCCATAAACCAAAGCCTCACGGACTTTGGGCCAAACGCTAGTCATCAAGGCTTGCGCTTGCTCATAGTTGTCTAAGTCGTATTTCATTCAAGCCTGTCTGCCACCAAAGTAGCGTAGCCTGCAATGTCGTGCCAGTGGTCGTGGTGGTCAGGGTTGCCGTTTAAAACACGAGCGATCTTGTGACAAATCATTTCCAATGCTTCAATCTGGTCAGGAGCAAGACCTTGGAAATCATGTTTCCACAGCACAGCTTTAAGTTCTTGGCTAATTGCTGCGTGTGTTGCAAAGTCGCCATGTGTCTTTTGGCGTTGTTTCAATGTCTTTTCAATGCTCATTTGATTACTCCAATAATCTTTAATGCTTGCTCTGGGCCTTCAGCAACGGCTAGAAGGCCACCTTTCCACTCACCATGCCACTTCACTTGATCTTCAGTTAATTGACGCGCTGAAGGCACTTTCTGACCATCCTTGACCTCAATAAGAAATGTCTGTCGTTGGTATCCAACAAGAAGGTCTGGCACACCCTTGCCAACTGCGGCTAAAGATTGAACCGTAGCGCCAGCCGCCCGAAGCGCAGACACTACGGCATCCTGGTTAGCATCTGTTTTTGCGGCCCGCCTCATTCTTTAAAACTTGCCATCAAAATGCAAACTAAAACGCCCACAACTAGAACAACGCCAATGCCAATTAGAAGAACAATGGTTGCAATGTTTTCAATCATGTGTTTTTCTCCTTGAGTTGCTTTTCAGCCCAAAGTGCGCCAGAGCCAAAACTTCCGTCCGACCAAGCCGCAGTCTGTTTTTGTTCATCCGTTAGTCCAACCCATGTGCGCTGTGTCAGATTCTTGATGTAAGCATCCAAAGCTCGAATAATTGCTTTAGCACCTTCATCCGTTGGAACATCTGGGTTTGACGTAACGCCATCTTTTGTAATGCGCATCACTTCTCGTTGATTTCCAGTTGATGTGTCATAAAAAACAATGTTGCTTGGCGGTTGACTGAATGTATATTTAGCCGCATCTGCTTGTGGCATTGTTATTTTGTCGTATTTGTAATCTAGATATGGGTTGCTCATAGCAGTGCGTCCTCTGTTTGTGCGCGTTTTTGTTGCGCGTATTCTTTGATTTGCTTTGCAGTCCACGGTACGGGTGGGTAGTTAAATGGCCAGTTCATAGCTTCTCCAATGCAAAGTCAATGGCCACCAACGCAGCTTCTTCAGCGTCAAAGTTTGGATGGTAAATTTGCGTGTCAGTATGCGACAAGGCTTCACGCGCTAAGGTCAAGGCTTGCTTGAGTTGTTCAATTAGGGCTTGCTCACTCATTTGGTCACCTCTGCATCAACAATGCGAATCAAGGCGGCAATCATGTCCTTAGCCTGCTCCTTGGTCAGCGTAACGTGGCAACGGGCAGCCTCTACCACAATGCTTACCCAAACTTCATCACCATGCGCGTCAACATTGATGTGGCGGCGCTTGCGTGTCGTTTCAATTCTTGTGTCGAGTTCCATTTCATATCCTTTTATTTACGTTCATTTACTCGTTCTCTTACCGCTTCAACCAACCCCTTAAAAATCCCCGTCTGGTCGTTCTCAAGTTCCTGCGCTCGTTCCTTGGCGTAAGCAATCCAGCCCTTTTGTAAAGCCATCTTTGTCAAATGCTCCACTTGTTGCTCGAATACTTGGTTGAAATCCATCTAGGTCGCCTGTCAGTTCAAGTGCTTTGTTGATTGTGTCTAGATTATAAGACAGATTATCCTTGATTCCGTCAAGAATTTGCATTGCTTGAAAAAAATTCATATCAACCCCACTGGTCTGCCATAGCATTGGCAATACCTTGGTAGGTTGTAGAACGCAGCTTCCAACGGTCTGGGCTTGGAGGCATCTTGTGTATGCGGTCTGAACGGCCTTCCACAATGTCCGTAGGCGTAAGCAATGGCAAGCCTTTAAGCCACAAGCACGTTGATTTAGTTTCACCATGCCCAAACTGCCAAGGCTGAATGATTTGGTCAGGCTTTCGGATTCGGCTGGAAATAATGCTTACAGGGTTTTCCAAAGCAATCTTAGGGATGTTGGCATTTAGCAACATACGAACAAAATCTAACGCTTCATCTTGTACGCCACTGGCTTTCTTGGCAGCAAAGTGACGCGCACCTGAAACAGCTAAATGTGTGCATGGCGGGTGGCAAATCATTAAATCCCAACCGTCATTAATAACGTCTTGCACAGCGCCTTGGTAATGTGGTCCAGGCGCATCAGTTGGCAACAAGTCGCAACTCATTGCTTCATGGCCAAGCGCAAGAAAGGCATCACGCACACGTCCTGAGTATTCGCAAGCAATTAAAACTTTCATTTGTAATCATCTTCTGCAAGTTGGCAAAAAATAGAACATTCAACATTTGGCTCTGCTGGATAGTTTCCATCAGTTGCCACAAGTTCATCAAGGTATCGGTCTTTCAAAACGGTTTGTTTCTTGAATCGCTCAAGTTCAGCCATCCGTTGAAAATTCTCTGGAAAGTCAACTTTGATTTTGTTCCAGTAACCCATGCCTCCTTTGACGCAACCAATGCAGTTGTTGTTGTGATAGCCAAGCTGATACATTTTTGGCAGTTCAATGCCAGCGTTTTTCAACATACCAAGGCAATCTTCTTTGGTCAAACCTTTTTCAATCAACGGAACCCAAATGTCTACGTCATTGTTTACGTCAATAAACCTGTCGTAGCGTTGCTGTTCTTCAACGGTGTAGCCAAACACTTGCCTGTCGTTCACTTGTTCAAACTTGATGCGGACTTGCTTCTTCAACTTCTGTGTGCATGGCGCTGACCCTTTAATGTTCATTGCGCTAGTTTTAAAAGTTTCATAAATTGAACGTTTGTAACGGTCATTGCCAAGAATCAAAATTTCCTGACCAAACCATTTTTCACAATCAGCCAAGAATCTTTTGTTGTCTGGATGTTCTTCAAGAACTTCTGTGTAAGCAATAACAACAGGAAGTTTTCCAGCGTTGTCAGAAATTGCCAACTTGGTGGCAACGGCAGATGCTGCACCGCAGCTAAACCAACAAACTATTCTGCTCATACATGAACCACCAATGCTTTTTTGTGAAATGAAACACCTAAGAAGCAACGTAGCTTGTCAACATAGGCAGAAGTTTTTTCGTTGCGCTGATAACTTGCGTTGCCCGTATAACAGCCAACACCAGACTTGTCGCGTTCGTAGACGGTCACAACAATCTTTATCACCCCACACATTTCAGCAACTTTTTTCATGTCAAGAATGACATTTGGCAAAACATCGTCAGTTAACACGTTTAAAACGTTGTTGCACATCATCAAATCATATTTTTGGCTCAAGACACGCACGTTTTCATCATGCGGCCTGTTGTAAGGGTCGTAAACCTCGCAAACAGCACCAAGTGATTGCAAATATTCTTGTGCTTCTGAGAATTTGCCACCACCAAAGTCCAGCACCCGCATGGGCATCGTAAAAGTCTCAGCAAGAATTCGTGCGCCAGCAGCCTTTTGGTTTCTGCAAGTTTCGGCGCTTGATACCTGTTGAACGTAGTTGTGGATTTGAACGCCATTGACCTCAATAATGCTTGGCTCGGCAAATAAATCATTGTTTGGATTGATTCTCACACCTTTGCTCCTTTACGCAACTCTGCCAATTTAGCCAATGTCTCCAATGATGGTGGCACAGCCCGTTTTCTGTCTTCTTCAATCTTCCGCAAAGCAGCGTCTTGGTTTGGCGGTGTTGGCGTAGTTTGGTGAATCAGGTCAACACTAAAAGTTGAAACTTCATCTTGCCAGCGACCTTGATTTAACCAAGTTGCAGGGTTTGGGATAAATTGACCACCATCTTTTTGCCAAGCAGCGGTCCTACGTTGAAAGTTAATTGCATTAACCATTTGCGTAAGCATTACTGCATCTGGCTTTCGTTTGTCAAATGCCTTCTTTGCGGCATCCTTGCCTATCTTCTTTGGATAGGCTTTCCAAAATTCATCAAAACGAACACTCAAAGCCGTAGGCTGCTTCTCTTTGTGTTTTGTGTCTTGTGTTATGTGTTGTGTGTTATGTGTAGCATTGCTTTCGGATTGCGTTGGCAATGCGTTCGCATCTTTAACCTTGCTCCACCTAGCCTTGGCACTAGCACTCGCCTTCTCAGACTTCTCACCTGTCTTGGCAATTTCCTTGTTTGCTCTGTGATGAATCCATCCGTTTTCTGTGCGCTCGAAATACTCTTGCAATACAAGCGTAATGCAATCGCTATGCGAACGCATACGAATCTGCCTTGCAGTCTCAGTTAATTTAAGTGGAATTGGTGTTTCGTGAAGATAGTACCAATCAAGCAATCGCCGATAGGTCAAATCTTCCATTTCGGAAAGGTGTTCCGTGTGACTTTTGTAGTCACCAATGTTGAACTGGTAGTAGTGCATATAGCCCGCTTTTTACAGCCCCTTTGATGAAGAAACGGCGGCAGGAGAAGGGGTAACTCTTTTCAGTTGGGTAGCAACTCCCAACCTAGCCGTGTTTCAAAACATTATATCTTGAGAAGAATCAAGATCAATAGAACAATCACAAAAAAGTGAAACATCAGTTGAACCAAAGGTAGAACCCGTGAAGGATTCCGATTGGGAAAAAGATTGCGCCAGCGACTAGGAAACCCCAGAAGCCTTGTGCAAAGCAAGTGAAAATGTGGGTTAGCCAGGCAAAGCCACACAGAAAACCGATAAATCCAGCCATTACGCTTCCTTCACAAAGATGCCATCAGCGTTCAAATAGCCCTTGCGGTCTTTGATCTCTTGATACGCACCTTCAAAGCACGTTACCAAGTCAAGGTCAGCAATGGCACAGCCCATAATTAGCGTCACCAAAATGTCGCCATAGGCATCGGCCATAGCCACACGGTCGTTGTTGCGAATAGCGTCAATCAGTTCGTCAAGTTCTTCTTGTGTCTTGATTGCTTGGGCAGCGGCTGTGCTGTTTTGCACAATGCCACGGGCTTCACCCCATTGCACAACCTTCATTTCGATTTCTGAAAAGCTCATTTTTTGTCTTTCAATAGTTCAGGAAAATGCAGTTGTATCTGCCAAATGCGAGACTTTGGGATAACGCCGTTTTGCTTCCATAGCCAAACAGTCCCACGCTCAACACCTAGCAAACGCGCAAGCTCACTCTGTGAGCCTACTTTCTTGATAAGATGGTCAATGTTCATGCTGTTAGTGTATAGAAAAATTGACGAAAATACAACACATTAAAAATATTTTTGAGATTGCTGTAAATTCTGTCGATTTTCCTGCACAATACATACATCCCGCAGCGAAACGCAAACGGTACTTAGGAAACGATATGAAAAAACTCACAATTGGACAAACAGTCACAATTCTTAGCGCCACAGGCAAGCCAATCAAACTGACTATCTTGTCTTTTGAAAAGATTGGCACTTGCAATTACGCAAACACAGTTGACCATGATGGCGACCTTTGCCCCTTTTCAGTCAAGTTTTTGTTAAAAAAATCTTTCTAATAGGTGCAATTATGAAACTTAACAACACCACCCGCACCTACCCTCGAACCATGCAAGAGGCTTACCCAAACACTTATGACGCTATTGAAGCGCGTCAGCGTTGGGAATGGCTAGAAGGTCACCAATCCAATGCAAGCCAACAAGCTGAGTTTTGGGTTTATATCGCCTGCGCTTTTGCCGCTGGTTTTGTTGCACACACTATTTGGGGTTAAACATGAAACAAATTGCCACCGCTTTGGTCAAAGCACAAAAAGCCTTTGGGCCTGCTTTAAAGACCGCTACAAACCCACATTTTCGTTCACGCTACGCTGACCTTTCCGCTTGCGTTGAGGCTGTCATTGACGCTTTAAACGATAACGGCATTGCAATGATTCAGAAATGCTACGACTGCAACACAGGCATCATGGTTGAAACTGTGTTTATCCATGAATCAGGCGAAATGCTTGAATGTGGCATTTTGCAAGTGCCTGCCAGTAAACAAGACCCACAAGGTTACGGTTCTGCGCTGACATACGCTAGGCGTTACAGCTTAATGGCCGCTTGCGGCATTGCGCCTGAAGATGATGATGGCAACGCAGCCGCACGACCAACAAAACCAACAGTTGAGGCAAAACCAACGCTAGACGCTAAACGTTTGCAAGGTGCAATTGACAAGATTCTTGCTGGCGAATACACCACCGAAAAGCTGCGTGATACGTTCACACTAACGCCAGCACAAAATAAACAAGTTATTGAGGCACTTGCAAATGCTTAAAATTCGCGCCAGCTCACTAGCTGAAATAATGACAGACCCAAAAGGCAAAGATGAAACCTTGTCTGTTGGAGCCAAGACAGCTATCACCAAACAAGCCAAAGAATTTGTGTATGGGTATGACGAACGTTTCTCAAGCAAGTACACCGAAAAAGGCATCTTGGCTGAAGACCGTTCAATTGAGTTGCTTAACTCTGTGCTGTTTACGGATTACAAAAAGAACGCAGAACGTAAAACAAATGAATGGTTAACTGGTGAAGCTGACCTAGTGACGCCTGATTCAATCATTGACATTAAGTCAAGTTGGTCGTTGGTGACGTTTCCATGCCTATCGTCAGAAGGTGAAAACAAAACCTATGAATGGCAACTACGCGCCTACATGATGCTTTGGGACTTAGACCAAGCACAGATTGCATATTGCCTTGTAAACACGCCTGAACACCTGGTTGGGTATGAAGACAAGGCCTTGCATCAAGTTGAGCATATAGCGCCTGAATTGCGCGTTACATTGCTTAACTACACACGCGACAAAGCCCTTGAAGACAAAATAAAATTTAAGGTTGATGAAGCCCGTAAGTATTACGACAAAATCGTAAAACAAATATCAGATGAACACTCTAAGTAAGGAAACAAAATGGCAATAGTTTATGAAGTGACGGTCAAGGCTGGCACATACCTAAAAGACGGACAAGAGAAGGTGCGTTACCAGCGTATTGGTAGAAACCAAGAAAGGTCCAATGCTCAAACTTGACCAAATGCCTTTAGTTGAAGGCGGTTGGGAGGGATGGGCATACCTTTTTCCACCTAAAGAAGGCGATCAAAAGTTTGCACCAAAGAAGCAGGCTAATGATGGTTTTCCAGAGGACGACATTCAGTTTTGATTTCGGTGGGAAAACGGATGCTGTGAGGTCGGGAGTTCTCGGCTTACTCGGACACAGTGCAGCGAGTACCACCACCACTTTGCATAGGAAACAATATGTTTAAATTTTTCAGAGCAAGAGCAACAGACGCAATCACTAGCTTTCAAGCGGCTGATTCAATCAAAGACGTAGCCAAGATGCACCAAGAAGTCATTGTGGCTTGCTTGCAGCGTTTTGGGCCGTTAGGTAAAGACGGTATTGCCAAGCAAACAGGACTTGAAAGCAACCAAGTGGCTAGGCGCATGAACGAATTACAAAAACTTGACTTGATTGAGTTAACTGGCAAACAGGTAACTTCTAACAGCGGCAGGAACGAACGTGAATGGCGTTTTAAGCCTGTCCAGCAGGAATTGCTATGAGCATCGTAATAATTGGATTTTTAATTGATTGGATTCTAG